GAGTCATGAACAAGTGGCAGAAGAGCCGCGCCGCTCTGAAGCGCATCGAGAAGAAACTGGACGAAGCCCAAGCCGTGGCTTGGTCGAACTAACAGGAGAAGCAGCATGAGTAAGGCATTACAAGTGGTAGTGGTGTTCGAGTTCCCCGGGATCGAGAGTCCCGACAGCCCGGAGGCCGACGAGATCGTGGACGAGGTCGCTCATGAGATCGAGCGGCTTGTGTTGAGTGAGTGGCAGTCCCCTGTCACGGCGGTAGCCGCTTGGGTGGACGAGGCACGGATTCGCGAAGGCGAGGAGGTGTGAGATGACTAATGATGAATGGTATTGGTATGCGGTGAGCGACAAATATTCTTACGAAAAAGAGGAGGGTTTGTATCAAGCCGAGCGATTGATTAAAGAAATACAGCGTGTGCGCGCCGATTGGAAAAAGGGCTTGGGCGATCCACAGTCTTTCGACGTATTTAACAACCATTTCACATCTGCCATAACCAAAGCAACGGAGGAGGTTTAAATCATGAAGACCTACAAAGTATCGCTCTGCCGTGTAGAGCACCGGGTCTACGAGATCGAGGTCAAGGCCAAGACAGGCGAGGAGGCACATGACATCGCTGTCGAAACGTGGGACGAGGATGACGAAGCCTTCACCGATTTCGGCTGCGTCCATGCGGAGGAGTTCATTGAAAACGTCGAAGAGGTGAAGTCATGAAGACCTACGACGTAACCGTCCGAGCGATTGTGGCCAAGACCCTGCGAGTCGAGGCCGAGGATCAGGAGGCCGCTATTGCTATAGCGCACGAGGACTTCACAACCGAATTGACCGACGATCTCGAAGACTACGAGGAAGAAACCCTGCGCGTCGAGGAGGTGCAGTCATGAAAAAGTTAACCAAAGAAGATAAGGCCGAGGTCAAGTACTTCCAAGACAAGATGCGCTCTGTGGGGTTCGTCGCAGCAGCAGCCATCGTCGAACCGCAGGACGAGTTATCGCAATACCATGCGGGTTTCGCAGACAGGTTGCTCACATTTCTCACACGAGAACTCGACGACGAGGGAAAGCGACTTATCAATGCAAGGGTCAAAGCCTACGCACTCAAGGTATCGAGGATAAAGTTATGAACGACACCGATTTCCAAATCATTGAGATGTATTACGAGGACGGCATGAAGGAGAGCGAGATCGCTGCGTCCCTTGGCCTGTCTGTCTCGACCGTACATGAGGTGCTGTTCGAGTTCGATCAACTAGATAACAAATCCATGTTCGAGGAGTAAGCGATGTTTAAATGCAATGACTGTCAGCACACGTTTGCCGAGCCGCTCTACGTCAAAGAGCGGGACATGATCGACACCGAGATGGGATCGCGACCGATAACGTACACCGCCGAACTGTGTCCGAAGTGTCAAGGGCAGCGCATCGTGTTAGAGGAACCGAAAAAAGAAATACCCGTCATGAGAGATGACTATTTCGGGGATTGCAAAAACTGTGTAGATTGGTAATGTAAGGTAGTTCGATATATCAACCTAATAGGAAAAGCATCATGAACGAATCAGATATGCCGCGTGAGTGGTGGCAAGACCAAGATCAAGACGAGGCTTGGATCAAGCAGCAAGAGGAAGAGATGCAGCAGCGCGAAGCAGAAGCGCAGCGCGTCCCTGTGCAGTTAGAGTTGCCCTTCGATGCTCCGACCGAACAAGAGTTAGAGGAAGAGTACGATGCCTTCATGGCGCGGCTCGAAGAAGAGGCCAAGCGTCATGAGAGTTGAAGATCGCAACGTCGCTGTTCATGGAACCTCACTTCGAGGTCATATCAACGTGGACTACGACACGCTTGTGCGCGTGTTAGGTGAACCCGAGCGGAGCGATTTCTACAAGACACAGGTCGAGTGGGCGGTGCGCTTGTACGACGAGGAGACCGGCGAGTCTACGGTCGTCACCGTGTATGACTGGAAGCAGGGCGACTGCTATCTGGGTGAGGGTAACGGCATCCCGCCCGAGGCGGTGACCACATGGAACGTGGGCGGCTACAGCAGCGATGCGTACTACCGTTTAAATGATCTGCTGATGACGGTGCAGGAGATGGCAGCGTGACACCCGAGGGCAAGGTCAAGGCCAAGGTCAAAAAGATACTGACCGACATCGGTGCGTATTACGCCATGCCTGTGGGCGCGGGATACGGACACGCAGGAACGCCCGACTTTCTTATCTGCTACCGAAACCAGTTCCTCGCAATAGAGACGAAGGCAAAAGGAAACAAGCCCACCGCCTTGCAAGAGGCAACCATGCAAAGGATCAGAGACGCAGGTGGGCGCGTCTTCGTGATCGACGAAACAAACGTAGACAACCTACGCAAGGAGATTGAACGTGAAGATGACCGATAAGATTCGCCGCTTGCTCAAGCAGGGCAAGACCGCGCAAGAGATCGCAGCGCAGCTCAAGATCAAACCGAACCGTGTGTACACCGTGAAGTGGCTGGACGCGAAGAAGCAGAAGCCCTCCAAGATCATCAAGGCGGTGCAGGAGACGAAAACCGCGCTCGACAGCATCGAGCGATATAAAGACATGGTAGGTACGACTGTGGGCGGTCTGACTTTTGTTGAAATTGAGAACGGTAAGTACAGGTGGATCAGGAATGACTTGGCAGAGAAGTACAAAAAGACAACGTCTTCAACCGACCTCGTCAATCATCCCCCGCATTACAAATCAGGCGGCATCGAGACCATCGATTTCATCGAGGCGAAGGATTTAAATTACCGCTTGGGCAACGTCATCAAGTACGTCAGCCGTGCGGGTAAGAAAGCCTCCGACCCCGTGCAGGATTTGGAGAAGGCTGCGTGGTATCTGCAGCGTGAGATCGATGCGAGGAAGTCTGCGTGAGTACCGTTGTGCTCAACGACTCATGGCGAGCATGGGTTCTTGAGAATGTAGACCGTGGCTGTGAACGGCAGTCGATGGTGGACTCAATGGTGGAGGCGGGGTGGCCAGTCAAGGTTGCTCCGGCCATCATCGAGCACGTTCTGCGCGAGCGGGAGTTGTTTAAATCCATCAACGCAGTCCCAAGACTCGTCGATCTCCCCGCGCCCGTGAGTGTGTCGATGGCTCTGAAGATGCCGCCGATCCTCGTGTTGGAGAACCTGCTGACAGACGAAGAGTGCGACACGCTGATCAAGGATGCGACACCGCGCCTGACAGATTCGTCAGTCGTTGAGACAACAACGGGCAACAGCGTACCGAGTGAAAACCGCATCAGTCGCGGGATGTTCTTCCAGTTGGCCGAGACACCGACCGTGGCGCGGATCGAAGATAGGCTGGTGAAGATGTTTGACTGGACGCCGAAGCACCACGAAGGGCTGCAGGTGTTGCACTACGGCATCGGGGGACGATACGACCCGCATCACGACTACTTCCTGCCGAGCACGGAGAGCGCGACCAAACTGACCGCAGAGACGGGGCAGCGACTGGGAACGGTGCTGCTCTATCTCAATACGCCCGAGGAAGGCGGTGGCACACAGTTCACCGACATCGGGTTAGAGGTCGCGGCGCGCAAGGGTAGTGGCGTGTTCTTCAGCTACGACAGGCCGCATCCCTCGACACGGACGCTTCATGCAGGACTGCCTGTGGTGAAGGGCGAGAAGTGGGTGGCGACGTTCTGGTTCAGAGAGAAGGCAGATGAAACCCAAAAATGAGTTTGCATTCCCACAACTAGAGTCCGAGCGACTCACATGGTGGGGACACGGCATGACACTTCGAGACTACATGGCAAGCAAGAGTTTAAATGCTCTGATCATTTCATCCGGTGTCCTGCTGCGCCCCGAGCAAGCAGCGAAGGTCGCGTATTCCTACGCAGATGCGATGCTGGCCGAGCGAGAGGTGAAAAAGTGATTGAGAAAGATTACTTGCCGCAGTACGCAGCAGAGTTAGTGCGTGATCTGGACGAATTAGTAAAGTATCTCAAATCGTTTCGTACACGTTCGCCGTTCGAAGAGGATGCGCTGAAGGCTTACAAGTTTTATGGCGAACTAGTTCGTGCGGCTACGCATCTAGTGCTTCCACCGAATGGGGAAATATACAGAGAAGGGAATTACATTCCGACTCCGCAAGAGTGTCAGTCAATAGCGGGTTTACCCAATTTATTTACTACTTTTGAATTACCTTTGACTGATAAGATTACGAAGCGAGAAGGTGTAGAAAGTGGTGATGCCCCGGATGCTATCCTGATATTAGCAGTTGACTACAAGCAGATTGATGCCTTCGACAACGAAGCGTATGAGGGTAACAAGAACCAAAAGCACCGCACCCCGATGATGATAATGGAGTTCTCTCGCTATAAATCAGGGCATCACCCGGCTGTTCCCAACGTGCGATGGGGCATGGCTAGCTGCAACGCGACGTATCTCACGCCCATCGAGATGAAAAGTTCTTCGCCAGCGGAGAAGCTGTGGTCAACTGAGTTGGCTATTGGCAATACGTATACTGGGGAACGAATACCTTTTGAGGATGGATCAGATACAGCAAAGTCTGCGCTTGGGGTCTATTCAGGTTGTTTGAACATAGTGCTTCAGGCTTGCCATGCGCTGAACGTAGGCGCGGTGTTGGAACTCCGTAAGGAAAAGTCCTACACCCGATCTCGCACCTTGCAGAAGCAGGGCGTGGGCGGTTTCGAGTATCACGTATTACGACTACCTCACGGCACGGTGAAAGAGACGTTGGGTAATCGAAGTGGCGGAGATCGCGATGGTCCGAGATATCACTTCAGAAGGGCACACCTGCGTAACCTGTCGAGCGGAGCACAGACGTTCGTACGTTCGTGTTTTGTCGGCAATCGTGATAAAGGTGTGGTCGAGAAAAACTACGAAGTCACAAAAGGGGAAGCTGCATGATCAGGTGGATACTAGGTTTTTTCAGAAGGGCAGATGAGTACCGTAGAAAAGAATGGGCACACGTACCGCCCCCGTCATGGGGAGCTAAACGAGGTGGGAGAGATTACTGGTGAAATCATTACAAGATATGTTCAAGGACGCACTCGCTAACATTGATGGCGACAAGTTTGACGACGCACTACCGAATCTGAACACGATCATCGAACTGCATCCGTTAGTCGTAGCGTCCTTTGTGCAGCGTGGTCGGGTGCATTGGGAGATGAAGCGTTGGGACAAGGCTAAAGAAGATTTTAGCCGAGCCTTACAACTTGATCCGAATAGTGCAGATGCCAAGTGGACGATGGGTCTGATTGAGTTGCAGACCGGCAACTTTGAGCGTGGTTGGGAATTGTACGATCAGCGTTGGGACAGCAGCGTATTTAACTCGCCCAAACTCAAGACCAGACTCCCCGAGTGGCGACCATATCGTGCCTACCAGTCTGTACTTGTATGGTGTGAACAAGGCATAGGCGATCAGTTACTGTACGCAAGTCTGTTAGAAAAAGTCAGGAGTTGTACGAAGAAAGTCACGGTCATGATTGACGTTCGTATGATCGGACTGTTTCAACGCGCTAACCCTGACATCACTTTCATTCCACATGACTCCAAGGTAAAGAACTCTGACTACGATTCGCAAATTGCGATTGGGAGTATCGGCAGACACTTTATCGAGACAAGGGAAGACATTTCCGAGTACCGCAGTACGAACTACATCAAGCCTAACCCGAAGCGTATTGAACAGGTCAAGCAAGAATTAAATCTGACCGGAGAAGAATTCGTCATTGGCCTATCGTGGGCAAGCACCGCGCCCCGTATCGACAAGCACAAGAGCGTGGCGTTGGAAGAATTGCTTGGGTTGTGGGATATCCCGAATGTCAAAGTAGTCAATCTCCAGTATGGCAAACCTGATCATGACATCGAGCCGTTTGAGGAGAAGACAGGCAAGCAAGTGTGGCAGACCACCGTTAGTAACTTCTTTGACTTGGAAGGCGTGGCGGCGATTATGTCGTTGTGTAATGCGGTGGTGTCGGTATCGAACGCCAACGTGCATATTGCAGGGGCGATGGGTAGGCCGACCTATGTGCTTGATGCAAACAAACTTTGGTATTGGAACCACAAGGACGAGCGTAACAGTCTGTTCTACCCGACAGTCAAACTATTTCCCCGCGAGGGCATGACAGCTCCGTGGACTAATCAGATTCAAGAATTGATTCAGGAGATCAGAAATGACTTCAAACGATGACGATGTGTCTTATTTGGAGATTAAACCAGAACACGTAGTGCAAATGCCGCCACAGGAGAAAGTCTGGGCGCAGATCGGTGACGATCTCAAACTTGCCCAAATTGATTGGGAAATCATTACAGCAATGGCGAATCAGTTCGACGAGAACCATCGACAAGGCAAACCAAAAACGCAAAGCGAAGTGATGAGTAAGTTGTTGGTATTGGTGCGTGAAGAGACGAGGAAGGAGTGCGGTGCGTGAAGGTTTTTATCGGTTGGGACAGTCGTGAAGACATTGCGTATCAAGTATGCCGGGAGTCCTTGGCTAGGAACTCTTCTGTGTTTCTCGACATCAATCCGATCAAGCAAACTGATCTGCGTGAACGGAACGTGTACTGGCGAGAGCATGACCCGTTAAGTAGCACTGAGTTCAGCTTTACTCGTTTCCTGACACCGTATCTTGCAGGATACAGTGGGTGGGCGTTGTTCATGGACTGTGACTTTTTCTGGCGAGGAGATGTAGCAGGAGTCATGGACTACGCCGATCCGAAGTACGCCGTACTATGCGTAAAGCATAAGTACAAGCCGAAAGAAACGACAAAGATGGACGGTAATCTACAGCACAAGTATCCGAAGAAGAATTGGTCTAGCCTGATGCTGTTGAACTGTGATCATCCAGATGTAAAGCAAAACCTAACTTTAACGACCGTCAACATTGCAACTGGAATGTACTTGCATCAATTCCGGTGGACGCTGGAAGAAAACATTGGTGAGTTGCCGATTGCCTATAACTACTTGGAAGGGTGGCATACGAAGAACATCTGCCCGAATCCTGTAGCGGTTCACTTCACCCGAGGCGGTCCTTGGTTCGAGGACTGGGGCGATGTGGAATACGGCGACGAATGGTTAGCGGTAGCCAAAGAGATGTGAGATGGGACGAGATAAGAGAAAGGAAGGTAAGGTCTACACAAGGCTGTCGAGGTTCAACGTGGTTCTGACATTCGAGCAGTACAAGTTTCTGTTAGAGCGTAAGCGTAAGGCACGAGAACTCGACGAGCGCGTGAAATACAAAGACCTAGTAGAGCTATGGGGTATCAAGCAGTATCACATGGCGGGTGCGGTTCACCGAGGGATAAGACAGTATGACGACAGAATTAAAGCCGAGCGTAAAGACAGTGACAATCGACAACCAATCCCCACCCGGCGCGTGGAAAGAAGAAATGAGTGCTGCCCCGTGGGGCTATGGTCAAAGTCAGCAGAAGCGCGTCGAGCGATCCTTAGAGAATATTCGCAGAGCGGGACTGTTCGACGAGGCTACAGTCCTCTTGTTAGAGCTGAATACTTTGAAGACTGAGTTAGAACTACTACGCAAAAGTGAAAAGTGAAGTCATTTAGAACTTTAGTCAGCATCGCTTCGTATCGAGATCCGCTCCTTGCATGGACAGTGCAAGATGCCTACGAGAACGCCAAGAACAAAGATCACTTGGTGTTTGGCATCGTGGAGCAGACGTACGAGAAGGATGCGTTTGATTACAAATCGCTGCCGTACAGCAAGCAGATACGCTACGTCCGGGTTGACCCTGACCAGAGCCGGGGCTGCTGCTGGGCGCGTAGCGTAGGCCAAACTCTATGGGGCAACGAGGACTATTACTTTCAGATCGACTCACACATCGGGTTTGAACCGGGCTGGGATCGGCTGATGGATGCAGCCATGACCCATCTGCGGGAGCACCACGAGCGGCCAATGATTACCAATATGCCGTACTCGATGGAAGCCAAGGACGACGACATCATCAACAACCCGATAGTGAAGATCAAAAGCCCGGATGAATTCATACATCTGACCCGGGTGTGCCGCCCCGTACAGAAAGACACAGTGTTTACAGATAACTATTTCGTCGGCGTTCAGTGCGACTATGTACCGAAGAGACACTTTGTCCCGGGCTATCTTGTTGCTGCAGGGTGTTTGTTCACGCTAGGCAAGTGGGCAGAAGAAGTGCCCTACGATCCGTATCTGTTCTTTGAAGGCGAAGAGCAATCTGTCTCGCTTCGATCATGGACGCATGGCTACAACATCTTTCACATCTCGCCCCTGATGTTCTACCACTACTACGTCTCTGCCTATAAGCAGCGGTTCTGGAGTGACGGCGTAGAACGTCAGACAAACTGGCAAGCTTTAAATGCGCGGTCGCTCGATAGACTGAAGCGCATCGTGACGGGTGATGATGTCGGTGTATATGGGCTTGGTACTCGGCGGTCGCTGCACGACTACATTCGCTTTACTGGGATTGATTACTTGAACAAAAAATTAGAGCCGAAGGCTCTCGACAAGTCTCTCTTCATGCATAATTACAAACTCTCTCCGGGAGCATTCAAATGAATATGGAAGGCGACATACTGGAGTTGATACGCGAACTGCCTGCTCAGATGAACAGCCCGGAAGTATCAACTGAATTTAAATTTATGGTTGCAGGTGCGGTTCTTTGGCGTTGTGCCGATGAGATCAAAGCCCTGCGAGACGAACTGGAAAAGGTAAAGGCACAAGGATATGGCAAGCGTCGCAAAGGTAAGAAAGTGCAGAAGCTGCAAACAGACCTTCATCGATCCGGAATCCTTTCGTAAGCACAAATACATGGGCGGCTACCGCCGCAATCAGGAGTCTTTAAAAGCCGCTGGGTTTATCGAGACTCCAAAAGGTTGGAAATGCAATAGGCTGATACCTTCCATATGATTTACTCAGGCGCGGGGCCGCTACCCCGACACACATACTGCTACGTGCAGCCACACGCTCTAGGCAACGAAGATTGGTTACGAGTGTCATGGTTTGGTCTAGTCAGCCATCCCGGTCGCACATGGGGCTGTCATGTGATGCTTGAATGCGGAGCGGTATACCGCAACGTACCGCTGCATCAACTGACGCACAAAATCACCGCAGAATCTATGGAGTGGGGGCCGAGCGACAGCCAAACATGGGATTGTTATGGCCACCATTTCAGTATGGTGGAGTATCCGTTTCTTGAAGCTGTGCCTGTAATCGTTCGATTACGGTCAAAGAAAGAACTGACCGGAAAGTATATGTTCACGGCAATACCCATGCTGGATGGGTTTAGTTTGGAGCCGGAGCAGTCGAAGGAATTCTACTTTATCAAGTTGGATAACGGTAGGTTCACGGCACAGCCCACTAACCACATCCTCGTGCAGGATAAGTCTTTCATCACGGCATCTGAGTGGCCAAGACTGAAGCGGCAGACTGACACGTGGAGTGTTGACTAGTGAGCGTTATCACACTGGACTTCGAAACGTACTACTCGAAAGAGTTCAGCCTATCCAAGTACACGACCGAGGAATACATCCGCGACAAGCGGTTTGAAGTGATTGGTGTTG